CTGCGGCGTTTTCGGGGTTGGTGAGCACGCCGGTGATTTCGGTAAGGGGGATGGTGCGGGCGGTTACGGCCCCGCTGTTGGGGTCGGTGCGTAGGGCGATGAATATGTTACCGTCGGTCGCCTGCGCGTGCTCTAGCCGGTGCTGGGCCTGCATCCCTGTGAGTGCGCGCCGGTTTGCGGGCGCATCCCAAAACGCCTGTATGACAGAGTTCACATCCTGGCTGCTGTTTTCTGCGGTTGCTTTGGCGGTAACACCCACACCCGCGCCGAAGACGTACCCGGCGCGGACGTGCACGCCACGCTTCACCAGCGGGTCGGACACGGACATTAGCCTACACACGTCGCTATTGCGTTTCACACCGGCTAGGGTGAACTCCTCAGAACCTATGGTGGTGAGCCGCCTCCACCCGGCGTCGTCCGCCATCATCCCTTCGATAGTGGCGAATGATTCGCGTAGCTGCGCGGTTGCGGCCTCTAGCTCACGGGCCGGGCCGTTGAAGGCGCCCGCGATGGTCTCGCGCGCCGATTCGATGATGCTGTGCAGGCGGCCCATAGGGCGCCCCCTCTCTTAGTAGAATCCGATACTGTACCCGTCCTCACCCCATTCTTCGGCGTCTTCTATCGTGTCCCCGCCGGTGATGGGGTTGATCCCGAGCTGGTTCACTGCCTGTGTCATGGCGTCTACCGCGTCGTCGTGCTTCCCGTTCGGGAAAAGCTTCGCTTCCTCAACTAGCTCTTCAACGTTTGGCAGCAGGTGCGGCTCGGGCAGGATGATGTCACCAGAGTGCGCTAGTGGCGAGACGGCGTTAGCGCGGACGACTTTACCGCCGTCGGGTGTGACTGGGATTATCCCGGCGACTTTCCCGCGCAGGGAGTTGATGACCGCCGGGCCGTTCGCCTTGTCCTCAACGAATTTAGCCACGGCCTGCGGCCATTTCGCGGACATTGCTTTGATCGCGTCTAGCGTCTCCATGAACGTTAGCCGCTCACGCCGCATATCCAGCAGGAAGCAGCGGGCGCCCCGGCGTAGCCAGACTTGGCCCACGACGTAATCGGATTGGTCTGTGCCCTTAAACGCCAGATCCCAGGATTGAATGATTTCGTCCTCTGGGCCGATGCCGTGGATTACCCGCTCACCGGTAGGCTGTTCAACCCAGATGGGGTTGCTGTAGCGCGCCCACGTGCCGGGGAAAATACCGCCTTCGTCGGGTGACGGCGTGCCCTGATAAAGGGCGGCCCATGATTTCGGCCCGGCCTCGCGTTTGCGCTTCTCCCAGTTCTTTTGTGTGCGGCCGCGTGCGGACACCATGAACTCGCCGGGTTCCCGCCCTAGCGGGTCTTCCTCCCCGGCCTCCGGTTTATGGTCTGCCTGCGCAGGTATGCGTAAGAACTCCCATTCGCCGGGGTTTTCCCGCATGAGCATCCCCGCCAGGTCGTTATCGTGCCAGCGGGTGAGGATCAGAATCACGGGGGCGCCGGGGGCGAGACGCGCGGCGGCTGTGCCCGTCCACCAGTTCCATTGATCCTTTTGAATGGTGGGTGAAGAGGCGTCTTTGTGCCCGCGCACAGGGTCGTCGATAATCAGCAGATCAGCCGGTTTACCGGTCATTGCGCCGCCTACGCCCGCGCAGAACACGCTCCCCTCGTGCCCGTCCAGCTTCCAGAACTGTTTTGAGGATGAACCGGGGCGCACCCTTATGCCTAGTTTCGCTGCGTTATCGCGTATATCGTCACGAATAACACCGCCCCACTCCGTGGCTATTTCCTGTTGATAGGAGGCGATGATTACCCGCGTGTCCGGCCTCTGCGTGAGCACCCACTCGACGAAGCGGCGGGAGGCGCGCTGTGATTTGCCCTCCTGCGGGGGCATGCTGATGATTAGCCGCGAATCCGGTGTGTTGAACGCCTGCACTAGCTTCTGGTCGATCAGGTCTAGCGCCGGGGTTTGCACCGTCCGCTCGTCTAGTGCGGCCGCCAGCTCCCCGGGCGTACTGTATGCGGGTTTACCGGCTGTGGTGGTGATGGATTCCAGAAGCTTTTGCGCCACGTGATCGGGTAGTGATGCTACAGCCTTCGCCACCAGCTCGGGCGGGTAGGCGGCCACCATTTTCAGGAAGTCCATGCACCCCACCCGCCCCCGTGTTTTATTGTCCGGTCATTTGCTGCAGCTTAGCTATCAGCATCTCCTGCGCCGTTGTCTCGTCCACCTGATCCTGCTTTCTGGTTATACCGGCCCTATCCAGGACATTTTCGACGGCGCGCAGCCTGTCGCTTGATTTTTCAGCGCTCACCATTTCGCGGGCGAGCACTTTCAGGGCCGGGTCTACCAGCTCTTGGAGCCGCAGGGCGGCTTTGCGTTTGACCTGCGGCGCGGCCCCGCCGTGCATTTTGCAGACGGTGCCGCCGGGGATGGGGTAGCGTTTGCATTGGCCCCCGCGCCGGTTACGGGCTTTGCAGCGCCTACGCGGCGGCTTCTCCTGCTGCGTCATTCTCCCTCTCCATCTCTGCCACTGCCTCCTGTAGATCTATAGATACGTCTACGTCGCCGAGGCGCTTAGCGGCTTTTTTCCGGTCACCCTTCACGAAAACAAGGATTTCCTGGTGCGTGCGGGCTAGTACGCGGGTTTGTTTGAATTGGCGGGGTGAGCGGAGCGCGGCCGTACCAACCGCCGTTAGCAGTATCGCATCCTGCGTGTAGGTTAGCCCGGCGGCTTCTGCGGCGTTCAGCATGCACCTGTGCATTGATAGCAGCTCACCTTTTTTGTTGCGGACGTTACCGACGATGAAAACGGCGAAACGGTCTTGCCGTAGTACGCGGGCGACCTCACGCATGGTTTTCACCATTGAGGCGTCAAACTCTGCGGGTGACATGGTAGAAAGGTCGTCCGCTAGATCGCTGTACACTTCTAGGTCGTAGTAGGGTGGGCACCCTATAACCATGTCGGCGGAGCTGGCTGTGCGGGCTGCTAGCGTCTTCCGTGAGTCACCCACGACATAGGTAGGGTCGCCCGCCCACCCGTCATAGTTGCCGCGTGATTCTTCCACCTGTGCGCTGTTCTCGTCTACCTGCTCCTGCCGCAGCTCATGCCCCGTGTAGTGGCGGCCCATTGCTGAGGCTACGATGCCGCGTACTGATCCACCGGCCCAGGGGTCGGTGATTTCGTCGCCTTCGCGGGAGAACCAGCGGTAGAGGATTTCGCATAGGGCGGCGTCAAAGGTTGATGTGCCGCCGTCTGTATCGTTTAGTTTTTCGGCGAACTCGCTATCTAGGATTTCCTGTGTGGTGAGTTTCTTACCGGTGGCTTTCTCTGCGAGGTTTTTTACCTCCATGAAGTTTGTGTACCGGTAGTGCGGGGCGTCGCTTAGAAGGCCCTCCGAGCGGCCTGCGACGGATTCTATACCGCTGGCTGCCCACGCCTTTTTACGGGCCTGCCATGCCCCGCCGCGCGCCGATAGGGTGGTGAAGGGGGGGGGTGCCGAACTGTTCTTCAAGGCTGCCGCCCTCCGTGTCTTTCTCCGGATCGATTTCTTCGGCGATTTCTTCTAGATCGGCCCGTAGCTCGTCCAAATCGTCCAGGTCATACCCGGTGCCTACGAGGTCGTCCAGGTCGTCTAGCATGTCAAGGAGCGCCTGCGCGTCGTATTCTGCGAGGTCGCTTGTGCGGTTATCGGCTAGGGCGATGCGTTTAGCCTCGCTATCGGTGATGTCTAGGACGATAGCGGGGATGGTTTCTAGCCCGAGCTTCTGCGCGGCCTGTACCCGGTGGTTACCTGCGATAACCTCCATTTCGCGGCCGGTGTGTGTGCCTTTGTTGATGATGACCGGCTGGTAAACGCCGTTGGTCTCCATTGATTCGGCTACGGCGTCGATGTTGCCTCGGCGCGGGTTGCCCGCTAAAAGCGCAATGTTTTTGAGCGGGATTTCCTGGATTTTGAGTTTGTGCGTGCGCATGCTGCTTCTCCGGTCGGGTCTCTGTATGCGGGTGTTGGCCTGTTTCTGGGTCTGCGTTGGGTTTGGCGGGCGTGGTGGCGCTCTATCGCCCGCGTTATGTCCCGGTCGGTGAGGGCGCGTATTTCCGCGTCGTCGCTGGTGTCGCGCATCTGGAATGCCCGGAGGATGTCGAATAGTGTTGTGTCGCTCATGGTCTTTAAATTGGTTTGGCCCCGCACACGTGTTGTGTGCGGGGCCTGTTTTAGTATAAAAAATGCCCGGGTGCTCCCGGGTTAGTGTGCGCCTGGTGTACCCGTGCCTAGGGTACAGTTGTGCCTGCTAGGGAAATGATAGCAGTTTTTGTTTCGCTGTTCAAATTCTCTAGCCCGGTGAGGCCGTGGCCGGTGAAACGGCACCCGTCGGCACCGCAGGCGATGGTGAGGCGCGGCCCGTCCAGTGTGATAGTGAGCGCCGGGGTTACAACCCGCTCACCCTCACTGTTGTGCCTATACACCTGCTCCGCCGCACAGTTAGGGCATACACCCTCTAGCGGTACCTTGATATGGTTGAGCGCCCGTATCCGGTCGCACCATTCCAGGGCCTCGGCTAGGGCGTGCAGCCCGGGCGTGTTCGCCGCCCAGTATTTCACCCGGGTTTTCCTATCGGCCGCCCGCATATGGTGTGAGCAGACCCGGTTCACCTCGGCGTCGATGTCCTGCTCTATCTGCGCGGCGTCTAGGTTGATGGGTGATGATGCGCCGCCGCCTCCGGCGCCGCCCCACCGGCGGGCTGTTTTCGCGTCTGCCAGCTGATCTAGCAGCGGCATTTCCGTGATCCGCTCCCCGCCGGGTAGTGTGATGGGTGCGCCGTCGCATAGTGCGCGTATTGCTTGAGTGAGTGTTTTCATGAGATGTTTTCCCTTGCTGAGTGATAGGGAAGACCCCGGGGCATGCTCCCCGGGGTCTACTGTTTACTATTTGGTTACCGGTTCGTCTAGCCCGGCCAGGACTATCGCGTTTTCATAGGCATGCAGCCAGTTCTTTGCGCGTTCTATATCTTTTTTCGCCCTGCGCATCCCCGCCTTATTGATTTTTATATTTAGCTTCGCTTGGCGCTTGGATTTCTTCGCTTCATCTAGGATGTATTGCGCCCCTAGGTATTCGCGGATCAAATCGGGGCACGGGTAGTCGTCTGGGTTCGTGTCCGGGTCTAGCATTCTGTTTCTCCCTTTGTTGAGGTGGTTTCCAATATTTCGTTTGAGTTCAGCCGGTGCTCCCGGCCCATCCTGTCATGCACCACTACCAGCCGCCCGCAGTGCAGGCACGAGACGACCAGGCCCCGCCGCGTCGCGTAATGGAATTGCGGCATGTGCAGCGTGTCCGGTAGACGCTCGTCTACTCTCGGCCACATGCTGAGCTGCGGGGTGAGTGCCCCGGGGTAGGGGATGATGCTCCGCCGCCGCTGCGGCGTGAATAGTTTCCGTGTCATGCGTTCACCGCCTGCCCTAGCCGTTCACGGCGGCGCGCGATGAAGTAGTTCAGCCCGTATGCTTCGGCCGCCTGCTCGCCCGTCAAGGCAACTGGTTTAGGTTTCGGCCCGGTTTTAGCGCGCACGCTTTTCTTTTTCCGCAGGTACCTTTCGCGGGAGTATTTTGCGGCGCTTTTGCGTTTGCTGCAGTTGAGGCACCCGGCCTGGTATTGGCCGTGAGGGCAACCGCACCCGACGCAGAGGCCGTTGTTCTGAGGCTTCCTCATTTTTCCCCCACCAGGTGCCAAATATTTTTAGCGTCATCAATGTGCTGTGCCCATTCCTCTAGGTTGTCGGCTGTCGCATAGAGCTGATTAGAGCACCGCACACCTAAGCTGAATATTTTTTCTTTATTTTCCACCTGGTGGATTTCGCTGCGTGGATACCCCCACAAAACAACCCTTAGAACGGCGGATATTGCTAGAGCGTGGAGGTTATTGTGCCCCTGGATATGCTCTAGAATAACTTCGGACTTGCGGATGCAATTATCGTATGGCTGCTTAGTGGGCATGTTTTCCGTCAGGTATTCTGCGTACCGGCGTAGGCAGTCGGCGGCTTTCAGGAAGTCTTCGCCGCCGTTCTTACGGGGTGCGCGCCACACATATTTGAGGGCCGACCCGAGCCAGAACGGCAGGGGGGTTACGATCATGTCCGGGCTGATGCCGAGGATGGGGGCGTAGTGCCCGCCTTTGAGCTGAGGATTTTGTAATTTCATTGTGTTATCCCTCTATATTGGGTTTATTTGGTGTTTCCTTTTTGTGTCCCCCGGCTGGGTTTTTCGCCCAGCCGGGGGTTCTTTTGTTTAGTGGCTAGATCGCGTTTTCTTCTACGATGCGCCAGAAGTCGGGTTCTTCGACTTTGAGCATGTACCCGTCTTCGTAGCCGCAGAGCACCTTATCGGCGATAGCGTCGATATTGTATGCGGCGTAGGCGTCTTGTACGTCGCCTGCTTCGATTGGCTCTACGATTTCGCGGGTGATTGCTTCGCTGCGGGTAGTGTAGGTGCGTGCCATTTCAAGGCTCCTTAGGTTGTTATTGTTTCCCCCGGTGGTTCCGGTTCGGTGGGCTGTTTGCCCTACAACTAATACTATACGGGGTGTATAGTTTACTTGCAAGCCGAAACGGAGTGAACTCCATCACCAACACCGGGTAGCTCCCACACCGGCGTACACACCCGCAAATGATAATCCAGAGCAGCCCGAGCCGTACCCTCACTCACACGCCAAAGATACTGCTCTGACTGGCAGCGGGGGCATATGAGCGTCAGCCCCTCCCGATTCAGGTAGGATTCCACTACGCGGGTAGGGCCACTAGCGACAACCTCGATCATTGGCGCACACCCCCCGCGTTGCGCGTGTACTCATGCGTAAGCCCGTGCTCACGCGCTTTCTCCCACGTCTCATAGAGCGGGAGCGTGTAGCGGCAACCGTCGTCCCAATGGCACACGCTGCATTTCCACACCCAGCCCTCTTGCGCGATAGGCACAACCCGCGTGCTGTGGCTAGCCATGAGCTGCCACCCCCTCAGAGGCTTTATTATATGCGGCCTCAAGTGCTAGGATGATGCATTTTGAGTCGTGCTGCAGGGCCGCCTTGGATGGCCGGTAATTGCCCTCATCGAAGGCGTGCCCGGCGTCGGGGATCATGTCTAGCATGGTGCTGATGTTTTTCTCTAAATCATCCAGTAGGGCGGTGAAATTGCTCATTGTTATCTCCCTTGTTTCTTTCTATGCGGCTAGCGTCAGTACCGGCTTCTGCATCATTGCGCGCAGCTTCTCGATCCCTTGCGCGGTTACCCGTATCTGCGGTGCGCCGTTCACCCGCTCACCGGTGATGTCGGTGTAGTGTGTGGCGCGGGTGGCTAGTAGGCCCCGGTCAATGGCCTGCTGGTACGGGTGGCGGCGGCCGGAGCGCCGGAAAACCCACCCGCATTCTTCGAGGTATGCGAAGAGCCGCGTCTGCCCGGTGGGTACCCCGGCGCGGGAGAGAAGCTTAGCAGCCTCCCCCACGCTGTAATCGCCATCGGCACCCAGGAAGCCGTCGTATGCGCCTACTTTCGGCGCTTGCTCTTCTACTTTTGCGGTGAGCGCCATTTTTTCTTTTTCGGAGGCGACTAGCGCCTCTAGCGCCTCAAGGTAGTTGCCCGGTAGGGCGGGCACCCCGTAGGCGCCGGTCTTGCGGATGGCCGGGAGCACCTGCTCTGTCACCCACGCCTCGAACGGCGCGGCCGCCGGACTGTTAGACCGCAACACTACGCGGTAAAGGTTTGGTTCGTTGATGATCGTGACCGGCTGGGAACCGCCTCGGGTGGGGGTGTGAGTTTTACTCACCCCCTTCTGGTTGAGTCGTTCGGATACCCGGGCGGGGGTGGTCAGGTCTAGCAGCTCGCATATGTCCCGCAGCACAAACCACGGTTCGCCGTCGATCATGAAAATCCTTACGGGTTCGCTGTTGAATTTGTATATTTCCGGTTTCATTGTTTCCCCTTGATTTGCGTGTAGTTTTCCGCGTCGATTTCTTCCACGGTTTCGATTATTTTTTTGAGGGCATTTTTTGCGGCGTCCATTCCCTCATTTATTGAGTCGGTTACAGGTTCGCTGAATGCCCATTGCGATTTTTCTTGCGCGTATAATATTTCTTCATCCAGTATTTCTTTTGATTTCTCTAATTCGATTAGGGCGTTATCCGCTTTGCCTTTTAGGGATAAGAGTTTTGAAATATCCACGGTTGAATCGTCCTTACTGATCGGGCGTATTATCACCGTCACCCCGGGGCGGTCTTTGTCCGGTTCGCCGTGGTGCAGGTGAGGCCCGTCAATATGTTTGTAATCATCGTCTTCTAGCAGCCCAGATAGTACGATGCCGTCCACGATGGCCTTTGCTACCGGGTATAGGTTCCCCGGGTCATAGCGGCGGGCGGTGGGTTTGTGAATTATCATGTCGATTTTGGCGAAATAGTTTATGCGTGATTTGGGGATTCCCTCACGGATTTGTTTTACTGTTTCGTCTCGCCATTCCCGCGTGTTTTTTGCCCGCGCCCAGTGCCCGGCCCGGTTTACCTCGTTGCTGGTGAGAAATTTTTTATCACCTAGCGGGATTGTGAATACTAATCCTGATCTGCGCGCCATTGCTTTTCTTTCTTTTGTTTCGCGTGTGCCCCGGCGTGAACCGGGGCACACACTATTTTTTGTTTTTAGAACGGCGGTTCGCCCTCTGTTGAGGCGCCCCAGTCGTAATTACCCCCGGCCTGCTGCCCCCACGGGTCGCCGCCCGGGTTCTCGGGTAGCTTCTGGTTCACCGGCCCCTGCTGCGGCGGCCGCTGCTGTTGCTGCTGGTACCCGCCCTGCGGTGACTGCGGGGCCTGTGGCGCGTTGTTCTTCGGCGCGTAGGGGATTACCCCTAGCAGCCGGGCCGTGACCTCCAGGGAGTAGCCGCGCCCCCCGTCCCGGGTCGTATACTCACGGTTCTGCTCCGGCCCCGCCACGATCACGGGGGTGCCTTTCTTGAGAACACCGCTCAGGTGTTGCGGGTCTAGCCCGTTGCGCGCCCACACGGTGACTTTGCGCCAGGTGGTGCCCACAGTCTCCCATTGCCCGGTTTGCTGGTTTTTCCGGTTGTGGTTCTCAGCTAGTGAGAAATTCAGTACGGGGTCGCCGCCGCCGGTGAACCTCAGTTCTGGTTCGCTTCCGATATTCCCGTGAATGGTTACGTCTGCCATTCTGTTTTTTCCTTTCAGAAATGCGCGGCACGGGTGTGATGCGCATTTCTTTTGCGTGTTTTTATTTGCCTGTTGATCCGAATCCGTTTGCGCCGCGCGCCGTATCGGTGTCGAATTTTTCGCGGGGCACGGCCTGCAATTCCAGGGGCGCTAGCTCTAGGGGTACTAGCTGTGCGATACGGTCGCCCTCATGCGCCGTGTACGGTGTTTTGCTGCGGTTTTCTAGGATTACGCCGATTTCGCCGGTGAATCCCGCATCTACTACCCCGGGCGCGTTTGCTACTGCGATGCCTTTTAGGGCGAGGCCGGAGCGGGAGTGCACCATGCCTACCGTCCCGGCGGGGAATTTCACGGCTACCCCGGTGCCGATCAGGGTTCTTTCGCCGGGCTGGATTGTCTGTGTGGTGCGTGCGCGCAAATCGTAACCGGCGTCTTCGGGGTGCGCTTTCGTGAGCGGCTTGGCGTTTGGCGCTACTAGTGTGTAGTTGATTTTCATGTAGGTTTCTCCTAGTCGGCTGAGGTGATGGGGAGGAATAGTACGGCGGCGGCGAGGGTGAAGGCGAGTAGCCCGGTGTCGCTTGCGCGGAGGGCTAGGGCGCCGAATGATGCGGTGGCTGCCGCCCAGATGATGGCTACCGCGACGGCGGCTATGGCCCATCCTATGGCGATTGTGCGTAGAGCTTTGAGTGATTTTTTCATTGTGTTCTCCTTGGTTTTTGGTGGGTTGCCCCGCCAATAAAAACTATACAGGGTGTATAGCTAATGTTCGAGCTGGGCGGCAGTGATATGCGCTACTCGGGCATAGCCCCCAACGTTGAAGCGATAGACGCCACGCGGCCACCAGCGGCCCGCACAGCCGATTTCTCAACCGGCGCGGGTAATTGGGCCTCCAACGGCTCAAAACCCCGCGACGCGGCCACAGGCGCCGGTACACGGGCAATAGCACGGTTATGCGCCCCCGCAATACGACCCGCAAGCTCAAGATCACCCGAAGCGACAGCCGCCGCATGAGTCCGCCGCATACGCGGCACACTCCGCAACGCCCTATCCACCTCCGCGAACATGCCCTCCCAGGTCTCCGTGATAAGCCGAAGACTCAGAAAATCACTGCTTTTCGCGCACCGGGTGATAATCTCCCCCGCATAATCGGCGGGCACATCAGCTAGCACCATCGCCCACGCGGCCGCCATCTCGTCCGTCGGTGTCTTGAGCGTCGGGAAAAGCTGCGCCGCGACCTCTAGCATCTTCCGTGTCTCGTCCGCGTTCATCGGGCACCCCCGGGGGGTAGCGCCGCACCAGCTGGCGGCATGAAAGGGTCGGGTGCCGCTCCGAAGCCAGGCGTTGAGGTCATGGCCTTGAGCGCCTGCATCATCTCGGATGCCTGCGGCTGCGGGTCTGGTTCGTCTTCCCATGCCCCGGCGTTTAGCCATGTCGCGGGGTATTTCGTGAAGCGGGCGTCCTGGTTTTTCCGCTCTGCGGCGTAGCGTTCGGCCCCGGCGATGATGTCGGCGGGGTTGGCCCCGTTTTTGATCGCGGCCCGCCAGGCGCGTTCTGCGGCCCGTTTATCCCTGCGTTTGGGGAACAGTGCCCAGAACGCTTGAAAATCGCTCTGCGGGGCCGTAGCGGGCTGTTCGTGCCGCTTTCCGGGTGTGCCCGCCGGTTGCAGTTCGTTGAGGGGTAGCTCCACGTCCTCGAAATGAGGTTTTTCCGGCGGGTCATTCTCAGCCGCGCTAGCGGCGGCCCCTGCTGTGGCGGTCGTCACCGCAACGGCGGCGTGGGGGGTAGGGGGGAGAGATTCATTTGGTAGGTTAAGTTGGTTGGTTAACTTTGTGTGCAAATTTTGCACCCCTAGGGATGCAGATTTTGCACCCTCCCCCTGCAGATTTTGCACCCCTAGGGATGCAGATTTTGCACCCCCACTATCCAGCGTAAGAACATACCTTGATGTAGTTTGCTTACCTTTCTCATTGAAACGGCTAATAACCTGTATGTAGCCCTTATCCTGTAGCGATTCAATCGCGTAGGCTACCGTCCGCCGCGAACACCCCATATTCTTAGCCAGCGTGCTAAGCGACGGAAAACAAGACCCGGCCTCGTCCGCATAAGAGGCGAGCATGAAAAGCGTAAATTTATCTTTCATCGAAAGACCATCAAGCTTTTGCACCTCAGCAATATGTAAAAAAGACATTTTAAATCCATCTTTTAAAGCGTGATACACAATACTTTCGGGGTGTGCCCGCATTCACAAACACACCCCGAAAATGCGATTACCGGCGCATCAACCAACAAGCTCACCCGTGGAAATATCCACCCGATCACCACGGGCAGCCTCCAACTCAGCAAGCCGCAGCTTCAACTCCATAGCCCGGTTCTCAGCCTCAAGCCGCCGCGTCTCCGCGTCCATCACCTCAACCGCAGCCTGCCGCCGCTCAGCAATCGCCGTAAGCTTCTCCGGGCGGCACTCCTCAACCGACGTATCAACCCACGTAGCCAGCTCACGAAGCGCCGTCTTGCGCCACATAGCCTCGGGGTGCTTCTCCCACACCGGAGAGGGCCTATCCGTATTCGGGTTGCCCGAGGCCCGCATAGCCGCCTGGATGCGGTCTTTACCCGCCCTAGCGACATTCGAGATGCGGCCGTTCTTGAGGCGCGCATAGGCCACAGCGAAAAGCCGCTCACCCCGCTGATCGTCCGGCGCGGGCTGGAATTTCGGCTCTTCATCCACGCCATACGTGAACGCCCACTTATCGTTCGCGTGCACCACGTAGCACACGATGTCATCCACGCGGCCCGCACGGTAAATCAGCTCAATCAGCCCCTTATACCCCGTCACCGCGTTAATCTGCTTGCCATAGGGCACTAGGTAGAACTCGTCCGTGCCCGGTGCCAGGCCCAGGCTAGCCGCCTTCTGAATCGCCGAAATGAACGCCTCACCATTGTTCATCGCCGCCTGCATCAGCTTAGGATCGGCCTTCACCGTCGCTAGTACACCGCGCATCCAGTCATCCCCCATATCCCGCATATGCGAGGGGAGGCTAGAAACCAGCAGCGGCTTCTGCGGCCGCACTAGCGACTGATCGAACTGCCGCAGTAGCTCAAGATTCTTACTCATGTTGTTGTTCCCCTTCTATTTTTAGTGTGTTTTCTTAGGCTTCGTGAACGAAACATAGGGGCGGCCCTGCCCGCGCGCCATGCGCTTAGCAACCACCGACCCGCAGAACGTGCCCGTGCGCGCCATCTCCATATCGCCCGCTACAAGGGTCTTAGCCCGCGCCTCGGCGAGCTTCGCCAGGGCCGATAGGCGGACATGCCGTGC